TGTCACCTACAACAGAAGTATTTGTTGTGGTTGTTGTAGTCACAATAGGTGACATATCTACAAAACCGCCTATTCGTTCCTCTCTCAGAGAAATATCATTTTGTGGTTCTATTGAACCCAACCAGTTATTTGACCATGAGTTCCATGATTGAGTTAAGTTACCATTGTTAAACACACGGAATGTTACTTCTGGTTCTGTATAAACTGTATCAAACCATACATCACTAGCTGGTGTTAATGTTACTTGGCCTCCCCACAGATAAACTGCATAAGGGTTTACATTAAGTGTACCACTAGCCTGTAATTGAGTTAAATAAGTTACCTGGTCATAAGGTAGAGTAATCAGTCTACCGTTCTGAGTAACATTAGACGAAATATTAGAGTTAAACTGAAAATCCACATAGTCTGTAGAAAATTCTGGTCTTAATTCTGCCAATTCACTTGATACAGAACATTTGTATTCAGGTAAAGTGAATGAACCAACACTATGATCAACAAAATTATCAACAATAAACCCGTTCTTAAATCTATTCAAACCAGTTAAAGGGTCGATGATTTGCATAGCTTCTGTTTCTGTTTCTAACATTGACAGAGTTGTGTAATACTCAAGATTTGAAATACGATTTTCCAATTTACCAATATCACGCATGGTGTATCTACGGTTATTGATATATTGTACTTGAATACTTGAAGCTAAAGCAGTATAAGCAGGAACATCTAACTTATACAGAACCATTGCATTATCTGGAGTCGTAGGTTCAACAGGTGCAATACTAGGTACACCTTTAGCGACACCAAAAGTACCTTTAGATGTTACATAAACTTTGTCAATTCTAGGAAGATAATGTTCAATATCTGCACGTATAACAGTAAATGGTACAGGACATTCAGAAACCGAACCGCCTGTTCCAGTATAAGCTGTACCAGCATCATTGATTCTAGGTCTAAAATCTAATACGTCACTTAAACTAACATCTCGATTACCAATTCTAATTTTTGGAATATCTTCATAGTTAATACCAGAATACGAATCGACAGAGAAGAAATCACCGGTTCCGTGTAAGAAATACTGGAAATTTATTGAAATATTTGCACTAGGTAAAGCCTGTCCCGGTAATAATTCAATATATGAAATACCATAAGACTCTAGTGTGTCATTTTTCACCAAACGATATTTACTCGTAACATCAACACTATTTTCTGTTACAGAAATCAATCTATGAGCATCTGCTTTACCTAAGAAAACTCTATTGCCAATAAACTGACCTGGAGTCCGACTAATAGTTGAAGATGTTAATACTTTACTTTTCTGAGAAGCAATTTGTTTGATAACTTGGGTGCTAATTTTTACTGGTAAAGAAGCACTACCAGCTCCAAAATTAATTGTCAATGTTTTGCCTAATGGTATACCGCCCAGTGTAGCGATACCAGAAATATCTTGAATATCTCCACCTAATGCAGCACATGAATTAGATGCAGTGGGTGTTGCGAATATTTCATTAGTACCAGCTGTTAATATAACAGTACCAGCTGTATCTGTAGTGGTCTGGAATTGACGCAGAACTGATAAAGATGTATCTGATACTGAACCATCTAATAGGGATTTCACATTAGACACAGGTAATCTGAAGACGTTTGCGTAGTTGATAGATTCAACAAGTTCAGATTCAAGAGATGCAGTTAATGCAGGTGAGCCTGGCGCATAAATTGAATTAGCACTAGCAATGAACGTAGAGTCTGCTAATCCTGCAGAATTTCTTACATCAAATAGATACACTGCAAGCATATCAGTTGCATTATTATAAGAAACATATTTAACTCTAGCTGTACCTAATACGGAACCTGTTGGTACAGAACCAGGAGAAACAAATGTACCAGAATAAAAACTGATTTGTTGATGTTCTACAAAATTAGGAATCGTGTTTGCATTAGAAACAACTACAAAATTACCAACTGGTGCGGTAAATGCTGAGTTATTTTCTACTGTTGTGGTTCTTGCCTTTTCGACTTCAATATATTGAGTTGAAATATTTTCGACTTCAAAACCTTTGACATAAGCCTTACCAGGTTCCACACCAACAACAAATTTTGAACTATCACCTTGTGGTGGTTCATATAATCCGTTATTGTCACCTTGTTTTAAGTGCTCACGTACAGTTAAACCGAAAGCAGAAACTGTATAGTCACCAGATTCATCGAATGTTCTACGTGCAAGAGTTTCTTCTAGTACTGAATAATCCGGTGTTCTTGCTTGTTGTTTTAATTCACCGGTTTCGAATACAGCAAGCTCAATAAAGTTTTCACGGTCGAATGTAGAACCTGAAGGATAAAATTCCAGTTCCAGTTCCATTTTTAACCGGTCTGCACCGATAGCATTAAAGTTTGTTGTACCACTTGCATTGTCAAGTAAAGATGGATCATCTGTATATGAAACAACAGATTCTTTCAATCTAAAACCTACAATAACAGATGGTTCAGATGTATATTTTGAAATAACCAATCTTTGAGCATTAGATTGGATAAAATTTCCTTTGATAAAATAGATACCATTTTCAACAGTAAAAACAGAACCTTGGCCTGTACCTACGGTTGTCATAGTAACAATATTCACACCTAATGACGTTCTTAAAGTTAAGGTAGAACCAGATTCAAATTTTGTTGTATCATTGTCATTTGTATCTGTATATTGAACAAAGAACGTAATAGGATCTGTTAAAGTGTTTGCTTTATACTCAATTACTTTTGCAACACGTCCCAAATTATCAACAAGTTCAACAGTATTGTTAATTAAAAATGGTTCAATATCTAAGAAATTAACTCCAGAAACTGTCACATATTCAAAATTTAAGTCATAGTTGAATTCACCAGGAATAACCATGGAACCATCTTTGAATACATGATTACCGAACCTTTTAACTTGTTCCTGTAACATTGTTTGTAGTTGGTTTAATTCCCTAACTTGAACGGCACGACGAGGGACAAATAACATCTTATGGAAGTTTTTGTCCGCTTGGTAATCGTCAAAGTATGGAGCAATGTTAGTATCGACCATTTAATTTGTTCCTAATAAAATTCGCATATAATCGTATTTATTCATTTAGAATGTAATGACCATTCTAACTTCTTCTGATTGTCCATTTGCTCTATTAATTAAAACACGGTTAGATTGATATAAAATGTTACCAGAACCATATTGTAATTCTGATGCAGCAACAACGGGTGCAACTAATGGAATATTCACGTTAGAAAAAACAGTTTGAATATTTGTTGAAATTGTACCATTTGTTAAAGTATCACCTTGACTAAATGTTCCTAAAACATTAGATAACCAAATAATATTGGAATCAATTTCAATTAATCTAATTATTGCTGTGGCACCAGATAGAGTTCCGTTAACAGTATCACCAACAGAGAACCCGTTTGTATCTCCTACAATCAATCTTGTACCATATTGACCAGATGCTATAGGTTTTGAAATAATACCAGCTTGTCTAAATGAAGTGATAGGAAATAATCCACCTTCAGAACCATTTAGTGTTGTTTTAATCATTTTATGTGTACCACCTAATTCAAGGACACTATCTTTACCATGTCCATTAATAGGAGATAAAATTGGTATGACTTGAGCTGGTGTAATATTTAAACCTTGTACAGTAGTCGATGCTTGTGTATATCCAGAACCAGGATTTGTAATTAAAATTCTATCTATGCCACCATCTATAGGACTCACTTGGACGATAGCTGTTGCACCAGTACCATTACCAGTAATCTGTACAGTAGGTACATTAACCGTGTCATATCCAGAACCCCTGGAATTAATTTTAATATCATGAATACCACCAGGTATTGCATTTTCCTGTACCAGCCATTGGGATGAACCATCGTTTTGTTGTAATGTATAGACTGGCATCCATTCTGAAGTTAAGAAATTAAATACATCACTTGCACGAATAGTGTACATAAATTTCCAACAATAACCATCAGGTGTATAGAATGGCGTTAATTGTTGTGATGTTGGTCTAACCGTAGAAGGAACCCCACCATTATTACTTAGACACTTATATACATTAAATTCATCGGTCATTACATAAAATCTGAATCTTCGGCCGTCAATATCTCGACCGTCAACCATGTTTTGTCTATGATCAAATGAGTCGTAAATATCACCAGAAATCCAATTAATACGATGAATGACAGATGATGTATTGCTTGGTTCAATTTTCTTCAATGCAAGTATATTGTCAAAGAGTTCGATTTTTTCTTCTGTAGAATCCAAAATCAAATCTGGCATTTCTTCATCTTGCCAAGGTGTATTTTTACCGATAAACAGATATGAAGGTTCTTTGGCCAATCTAGTGACCAAAGCATCAGCATTTAAAATTCGTAAAGGGTTGTTGATAATGCTAGGCATTGTTGTCTCCAAAGACTTTCATTTATTAGTTATTTATAGTGTTAAAACCTTTCTTCCCAGAAAGCATGAAATGTACCAATAACTTGGTTGTTGGAAGTATTCTGAAAAACAAAGTAATAAACACCTGGTGCAACACCTCGCTCATCAGCTATACTTCCGCCTATTGACGACCTTTGTGCAGTTGAACTTGTTTTCGACAATCTACTAACATCGATAATTGTTCCACCTGCCATAGATCCGCCATCCTGTAATATGTTTAATGGTTCCACAACAGGAGCAACAGTCATTCTATTTTTAGGTATTCTAGGTAATGAACCGGTTGGGGCTACTGTATCAGCACCACCAGCAACTGTCAGTAATCTTATCCCACCAGATTCTAAAACGACACTCATATTCCAAAAAATTGTATTCCTATTCACCGTAACTTTGACCGTATAAGTGCCACCAGTAGGAATATCCAATTCTTTAAATGTTCTAAATTCACGTCCTTCGAAAAATCCAGTTTGACCAACATCCACTCGAATTCGTCTAAATCCTTCTACTGTAGATGTGTACATATCTTGAGCAAGTTCAACTGAAGCAAATGGCATAATAGTCTGAGTCAATTCTTGAATCAGAATTTTACCATTAGATGAACCTCTAATCATAACAGATTCATCTTCTCTTCCATGAACTAGAACAGTCTGAGCAGGCCATATAGGGAATCCAGTAAAAATAGATAAATCTTCACTTTGACTAGCATAGACTATACTTGTTGTGTTATTAGTTATAATCAAACTTGTACCGATTGGAATACTGAACAAGTCATAGACATCGAATGTCTGATTAGACGATAGATTAAGTTCATGCATGACTTGTCTCCAAAATATTTTAAATTATTTATCACAAAAGTGTTGACAAGATTTCCGAAGTGTATATACTGGGCGTATGCCGTTACCCCCAGTGAATTGAAAGTGAAATTCTGTACTTGGATTTTTAATTTAATTAGGAAACTAATTGGTAAAATAAATTCAAAATAACTATAGACAGAGATAAAAAATTAATTTATAATTGTTTTTAGGTTAAGTGAAGAGGTACATATATCATGGAATTAGGTTCAATTTTATTTTTAGCATCATTCTCAATTCTAATCTGGATATTCCTAGCTGGAACCACTCTGAATACATTCATGTGGTTGTTCGATAAGAAATCAGCTAAACTATCAAAATTCAACTACAATATTTTTGGTTTGGTTGTCATTACAATCATCGGGTTTTTCATCTGTATTGGTGCAGGAGTTTAAAATGTTAATCATTATGCGTGGTACAACTTGTTCTGGCAAAGATACATTTTGCAAATCTTATGCAGAACATAATATCTTATCTAGTGATAAATTCCGTGGTATGTTATTGGGTGATGTAAAAGACCAATCAAAGAATGCTCTTGTTTTTTCTGAACTCCGAAGAACATTAGAAATGAGAATTCAGAATGGTTGTTTATACACTGTTGTTAACGCAACCAGTCTAAAATTCAAAGACATTAAAGAATATCTTGATATTGCTATGAAATATTCTGTTCCCGTCAAAGTTATCTCAATTCAACCACCTAGTTTGGAAGAATTAAAACAGAGAAATATTAAGCGACATGCAGAGACTGGAATTTTAATCCCAGATGAAGTAATAGAGCGCCATTACCAGACATATCAAAATACTGTGGATTCATTTCCAGAAAGTCTGATAGCATATTACCCAAGTGCAAAGTACCGTGAATTAAATCAACAATATGAAACAGTGAAGAAGGTAGGTTAATATGACAAAATTATATGATGAAGACCGTGATGCTTTTGAACTAGACAAGGCCGGTGGGTACTACTCTCGTCATGTTATAGCCATGACAAAAGAAGGGCTACATAACAAATCAGATATTGTGGCAGAACTTGCATACAGAGATATGGTTATTGATGGGTTAAAAGCACAGGTTGAGCAGTTACGTAAAGATTCCTTAGTTGCTTTTGGAGATGGTTTTTACGATGGTTACCTGCATTACGCTAAGTTGTGTGGCGATGATGATTTTATAGATAACGCAATCAGGCAGTCTGAGCTTGCAGAAGCTGAAAGTATATATGGTAAGAAAGTTGGCTCAAGCGTAAGAGTTGCAGAAATTAAAGCACAGGCTGTTGCAGAATTCGCAGATGAAGTTATTAACCATTTTGAATGCTGCAATTACAATCTAACTAGGCAAACTTTAAAGTGCTATTTACATGAACATCTACGTCAACAGGTAAAGGGGGGATTTTGATATGCATGATATTCAATACGGCGTTCATGCTGATGGAGTTAAGTTCGGAAGTGATAGATTTGCATCGCCAACAGTAAAACTTGGTGACGGTAAAACATTAATCGCATCAGTGGGTTTTAAAAATTCCACTGGCATAGTCTTTACAGAAAGTGACGGTGATCCTTTTGATAAGTGGGAAAACGGTGAAAAAGCATACTTGGTTAATGAATGTCCAGAAAAAGAAAAGATATACATTGTGTTTACAGACCCTAGAAGCATAGATGCAACAATAGCTCAGCTATTGGTTGCTAAGGATATGCTGCTGGATTTGAAGCAGGCTAAGGGGGGGGAGTGATGAATACTAAAACTACCTTCACAATGTTAGCTTTGCTGGCTTGGATGGTAACATTTTGTGTAATTGTCGTATCTGCACTCCAAGCCAGTTGTTTCTTTCTGCATGACACATATCAGAAAAAATTATTGTTAACTTCTTTGGTTAATATGGTTTGTGTGGTGTATTTGATTTCAATTAGGTTTTACAGTAAACAAAACATTGGAGATGAGTAGTGGAATACTTTTTGCTTTTATGGACATTTTTGTTATGTTTATGGACATGGGTAATCATCGTATTAAAATCAGACGACAAAGAACTTGTCGTCTGGGCTAATCTTTACAAAAGATATGATGGTCAAATACTAATCGGAGCTGTAAAAGATAAAAGAAGTGACTGTATATCGGTTGGTAGATTCGCAAGTGCAAAATCTGAGTATTTGGGAACGTTCAAAATATATAAACAGCAGATAATAAATGGAGATGAATAATGGCCAAACATATTGATTTTGAATTTGTAACACAGGATGATTGTTTAGAGAAGATGTTCCCATGTGACTTACGTGCTCTGGTCTCAGAACGAGATTATTTTCGTACTCTGTTGGACAAACACGGAATTTGTACAAAGTGTGGAGAAATCTATAGTCACGAAATTGAGGAACCTTTTGCACATTGCGGCTGTGGCACATCAGAATGGTATAATTTTACTCCATACATGGAATTACAAAACAAACTGCACTCATCCATACAAAACCATGAAGTTAATAATGAATTGTACGCAGTAGAAGTTTCCTATGGGGACGGGTATACATGGTCTGCTGGCAGTGTTGATTTATACTGTCGGGACAAAGAACAACTGGAAGAACTTAGAGATGAATTTGAGATTTTGAATAACGATCCCGATACAGCATTTAGTGTAGTACCAATCAAAGTAGTGGACAAAATCTCTGACGAAGAAATAAAGAACTTTAAAGAATCGTGGGGATTAACATGAAAAAATTTGTTATTAGATTTTTGGCTCAGGCATTAGCCCAGAATATACGGGCATTGTTGCATCCATTGAGATAAATGCTCAAGATCAATATTGTGCAAAAGAGATAGCAAACAGAATGTTGGGTAGTAATTTCTCATACTATACTGACAGATATGATGTTGTTGAAGTAGAGGAACCCAAACAATGGGCATGATTCTTTATTGTGGTGATTGTGGTAATTATCTAATGGGGTAGTGACGGTGAATGTCATGATTGTTATTGTGGATGGAAACAACCAAAAGAAAATGAAGAGGTTAGTGATGTGGAAGATGAGAGTTAGCTACAGCAAAACGTACTACACATGTAATTTCTCTGGAGTTTGGAAACAAACTGGTATAAAATCTAACATCATTCATGTCAACTTCAAAACCAAGGAGAGAATATAAATGGCAATGTATGCAATTGTTTTTAAAGATAAAGATAACAAACAAGTTGTTTTGACTCGCGAACTGGATGATTGGTGTTGTTTATTTTCAGAGTACTCATCCGCTGCTACTATGTTGGTTAAAATTACTGATAGACTTAAGTTTTTGTTAGACGGCGAGCCCAATGAGATTGGTAATTTTATTATTGGATACAGAACAGTGAGAAAATACATCAGAACAGAAGACGCAGAGCGATGGACAAGAATTTTAAAAACACTTTAAATAAAGCGTGTTTCTGATATTATGTTTGTAGATGGCACATTAATTAGTCGTGATAGCGAGGGTGATAATAATGAGTGAGTTTAAATTTGATCGCAAAGTACATTTCATACCAACCAAAAGTATTAAAAATGAGTATGTTTTGGAAGCTGTAAAATATGCTTTAGAGAAGGCCGGTGGAATCATACATAATGGTTTTGCAAAATATGAGTCTTTGAGACACTTCAATGGGTTAATTATCTCAATAGATGAAAGTATATGTTTTAGTTTAATTCCAAATGATGATCCTACCTGCATCCCAGTTGAACTTGACCAACTATTCAATCATGTTGATTTTGTTTGGCCAGAATGGGCGACTGGTTTTGGGTATTTTCCTTATACAGATGCACCAATACCCGTCAGTCATAGACAATCGCTGGTATTTTATAATGAAAATGTTTATGTTTATGCAGATGGAAAATATAAAGAAGATGTGGGACCATTTGCATTTTCTAAATTTAGTAATGCCCGTAGAGATACACTACAACACATTGCAACAAGAATTATCGTGGATGTGCAACAACCACTACCAGAGGTAGGTAAGGTATACTCAGTTAGTTATAACAGTGATACTTCAGAATACTTTGATGCAAAAATTCTGAGTAATATTGATGGTTCTATCGTGGGAAGATGGTTAGATGGTCCCCGTATTGGTCAGTTGTTTGATTACACAGCTAACGGCCTAGAACACAAATTTAAACCGGTGGTGTCACAAGAAGAAAAAGATTTCATCAAAAGAGCGTCTGAAATTTTATTCAATTCTGACAAGAAGAACAGCTTCGCAGGTCTATCCAAAGACCTTTATGACAATGGATGTCGTTTCGTTAAGAAAGAGGAAGAATAAGGTGTCATTATTTAAAACATTAAAAGAATCTATATGTATAGATTCTTTGGATGAATGTCCAAAAATAAAACCTATGCCAGATTAAGGTGAAAGAGTTTTGGCTTTATATCGTGGTGAATGGATTGTGTTGGAAGTCGCAATTGAGTATCCAACATATGAAGAAACATTTAGACCATTCAAATATTGGTATGAACCCTTTTCAGATATGCTGAGTATAGAAACTTATGACGTTACAGACTGGATACCTTTACCGGAGATACCTTAATGAGTGACAAATACCAAGCGATGATGATCGGAAATCATACCTACGGATTTCTAAACTTGAAGTCAAATATATTCAGGTGTACTCATGGTGGTTGGGAAGCTGAGTTATCATTTTTACCCGGTAATCAATGTAAATTGCAAGGTGTCGGGATTTTTAGTTACGAGTATTTGGACGAAATACCAGAAGATTACAATTATTGTTGATAACCTATGTATATTCAAGATCAGATAGATTTTTGTTTAGATGAGCTAGAGAATCTGTTAGAATATGAACCAGATAGTCCTGATATCTATTACTATGAACGTAAACTCGATAGACTGATTCAGGAACAACAGAATAGAAATAGTGAAGAGGAATAACATCATGCTAGATCATTTATTCAAAACAACAAACTCAAAAACACATGAATTTTATGCAATTGGAGATACTCACCAATGTTTCGATGAATATAAATCTTTGTTAAAAGTTTGTAGACAAGATGCAATAGATAGGAATAAAATTCCAGTTATTGTACAACTAGGTGATGTTATTGATCGTGGTCCAGACTTTCTAAATTCAGTATTAATGGATTCTGCAGATTATCAGTTAATGGGAAATCATGAATTTTATTTCTTACAAGAATTTTACGGTGTTAGAATTTGTAGGTCTCAATCAAGATTTGTTACACACGAATCATTTAAAAAATTACCACCAGAATTAAAATGTAAGGTAATAAAATTATTACAGACTAGACTTCCGTTCCTTTCTGTATTAGACTTGCAAACTGGATACACTTATTTGTTTAGTCATAGTCCTATCAAAGACTTTGAAAATCAAGAGTGGAAAGGTAAAGATGAAATTCATCATAGGAATTTAGGCCACTTTATTCACAATGGAGCAACAACAGATTTATCCAAATTGGAATCCAGCGATGAAAAAATAATGTCAATTCATGGTCACCAAAGTTGGAAATATATAGACATCACAGAACAAATTGTGATACAATCTAAATTCAGAAAACGAGTGTATAATTTAGATTCTGGATGTGTATATGGAAATCATTTAACAGCGATGCGAGTGTTTGACCAATTTGTATTCACTGTTAAATCTAGTGTCAAAGTAGAAAAAGAAATTTTTAACAACAAACCCTAATGAGGATTTAATTATGTCAAGTGAAATCACTTTAAGTAAAACTGATGTTGAAACATTAAAAGCTCTTTATCCGATCAACCAGACTTTGAAGTTGGTCGGTGGAAATACTCAACTCCGTACTGTCAATGAGACAAAAACTATTGCACTGATTACATCATTGGAAACAGCATTTCCTCGGACTTTCTGTATCTATGACCTTCGTGAGTTCATTAGTGTTCTGTCTCTGTTTGAATCTCCAGTTCTGGATTTTAGCAATGACAAGTTTGTTACTGTTAAATCAACAGACGGTCGTCAGAAATTAAAGTATGTTGACGGTGCAGAAAATCTGATCAACTCTTACTTTGACAAAGATTTTAAATTACCATCAACTGATGTTACCGTTTCTGTCACAGGTCAACAATTAAAAGCAGTTATGGGTGCAGCTCAGACTCTGAAACTGGAATATGTTGGTTTCCGTGTTAATGATGGTAAAATCTATCTGTCAGCATTTGATCGGAATAATGGCTCTGGTGACGATACCAACGGTTTCTCAATTGAAGTCGGTGAATCAGACAGTGTGTTTGACTTATTCTACAAAACTGATACTCTGTCTGTTCTGGATGGCGATTGTGAATTTGAAATCTCGTCAAAGAAAATTTCAAAAGTCCAAAATGGTACAAAACAGTTCTGGATCAGTCTGGATGCAAATTCTACATACGCTTAATTAGGGCGCTGTTTGGGTGGAAGAACCTTTCCACCCCTTTTTCTTCTATGAATTTAAGGTGAATTAACATGATTTGTAATAAAAATGAACCACTTTGGGTAGAACGTTACCGTCCACAGAAAATTGAAGATTGTATCCTACCACAAGCTATTAAAAATCAGTTTACAAATATTTTAAAAACTGAACATATCCCAAATATGATTCTCAGTGGCGGTGCTGGTACAGGTAAAACAACTGTAGCTAAAGCAGTTTGTTCAGAAATGAAAGTTGATTGGATTGTTATCAACTGTTCTGATGAAACTGGTATTGATACACTTCGTACAAAAATTAAAGATTTTGCATCTACAGTATCATTCTCTGATAGCGGTAAATGTGTTATCCTTGACGAAGCGGACGGTATGTCAGATGCTTTACAACGTGGCCTTCGTCATGCAATTGAAGCATATAGTAAGACTTGTACATTTATTCTGACCTGTAATTATCCGAATCGTTTAATTGATGCTCTGTTCAGTCGGTCAGTACATATTCCGTTTGAAATTTCAAAAGAAGAAATGCCTAAATTACAGGCTCAATTCTTTGGTCGTGTTACAGAAATCCTTAAACACGAAAATATTAAATTTGACCAACGTGCAGTTATTGGTTTAATCACAAAGTTTTTCCCAGATAATCGTCGCATCTTAGGTCAATTACAACAATATGCTCGTGCTGGTGAAATCGATGCAGGCATTCTTGTAGATTTACAAGAAGTTAGTATTGAACAACTAATCAAGGCTATGAAAGCCAAATCATTCAAAGAAGTTCGTCAATGGTGTGCAGATAATGCTGGTAACGATTTATCCAATCTGTATACAAAACTGTATCGGAATCTAAAAGACCACGTTGTACCAGATTCGATTCCAGAAGCAATTTTAATTCTTGAAGATTACCAGCGCTTTGATAGTGTTGTACCAGATAAAGAATTACATATTTCTGCTCTGTGTGTTAATCTTATGCTTCAAATTAATTTCAAGTGAGGTAGAAGGTGACTATTACACTGGATGGTAGTAAAATTGTAGAACAGGTAGATGAACCAAAAGTTAAAAAGATTGGTTTGTTTGATTTTGTTTCTGACTTGACCAGTGATAAACAATACCTGTTTTCTGAATCAACCGAACGTGAATTTAATGTGTTCATGATTAACAGAGCACTTTCACAGAACCAAGATACAATAATGATTGCTAATGAATTAAACAAACATTGTCGTATCAACAAAGAAATGGCTCACGATTTCCTTTACTATATAATTCCTAAGCGCAAGCGATATGGTAAGTGGGCCAAACAAGACAATTCTCAGAAAGATGAAATTGACTTGATTATGAAACACTATTGCGTGAACAGAACCAGAGCATTAGAATACCTGAAAATTCTGGATAAAAATGAAATTGAAAACATTAGGTCGCAGTATCAGACCGGGGGTAAACAAAAATGATTACGTCAGATGAAATTATTGCAGGTATGGTTGAAGTTGTTCCAGTAGATGAACTAAATGGATTCCGTAAAATTAAAGAAACATTAACTCGAATGGGCGTTGCTAGTAAAACAGAACAAGTCTTGAATCAATCAGCTCACATTCTTCATAAAAAAGGCAAGTATTATATTTGTCACTTCAAAGAAATGTTAGCGTTAGATGGATTCCGTACAGATTTAAGTGAAGGTGATTTAGCACGTCGAAATCGAATTGTTCAGATGTTATCTGATTGGAATTTATTAAAAGTTGTTAACCAGGGCCAATTGGATCCTATGGGACATCCTAATATTGTCAAAGTTGTTAAATTTGCAGATAAAGACAACTGGCGCTTAAACACAAAATATCAAATGGGGATTAATCATGTCTGATATGACTGAACAGGAATATGCTGGTATTGTGTTATCAATTGCTGCGGTTTGTCATGAAAATAATCGTGCATATTGTCAAGCAATTGGTGATGATTCTATTCTACCGTGGCACGATGCACCAGAATGGCAGAAGCGTTCCGCTTATGATGGAGTAATCTACCGTCTAACTAATCCTACGGCTACTCCAGAAGATATGCATAAAAACTGGATGAAGGAAAAAATCAAAGATGGTTGGATTCATGGTCCAGTAAAAGACCCTGAAACTAAACGTCATCCTTGTATCTGTGCTTATAAGGACCTGCCTCAAGAGCAAAAGAGTAAAGATTATTTGTTCGGTGCTATTGTAGATCGAATGAAAATGATTTTGTTACCTGAGGGCGAATAGCCCTCCTTTTCGTTATAGGTGAATTGGTATGATTTTAAATGATAAACAGCAATATGCGTACGACTCTATTAAGGCGGGTAGAAACTTTTTCTTGACAGGTCCAGGTGGTGTAGGTAAATCTGTACTGGTCAATAAGATTCGAGAAGAGTTTTCGGATGATACTATCTTTTTGTCACCTACAGGGATCGCTGCGGTTAATATTGGTGGTTCCACTATACATAGGACGTTCAAGTTCCATCTAGGGTATTTGAGTGACTCTAAGAAGCGAACAGTTCATCCTAAGGTACGTGAGCTATTTGCTGAATCTAATGTTAAACGAATTGTCATTGACGAAATCTCTATGGTACGAGCCGACCTGTTTGAGGCTATTGACCGTCAACTGAAAATCGTAATGAAATCTCGCCGTGCCTTTGGCGGTTTACAAATCATTGTCGTGGGAGACTTCTTTCAACTTCCGCCTGTGTTGAATTACAATAGCCCTGAAGGTCAACTGTTCAATCAAGAGTATAAGAGTCCTTATGCGTTTGACACTGATTCATGGGATAATGCGGGGTTTGAAACGATTGAATTGACCCAGATCATGAGACAAAGTGACGAAACGTTTATTAATGCGTTAAATGCAATCAGAAAGAAAACCGATTCTGCAAAAACGTCATTAGATTTATTAAATCGTATTGGTTCTGAGAATGATGCCAACGAAGAATCTGTTATGTTATGTTCCACTAATAAAGATGCTGACGTCGTAAATGAACACAAGTACAATGAACTCGATGGTAAAGAGCGTCTGTATGTAGGTGACATAACAGGCGACTTCAAAGACTTTCCAGTGCAACAATACCTACGTTTAAAGATTGGTTGCCGTGTTCTTATTACAGTAAATAGTGAAACTTATTGTAACGGTGACAGTGGTACGGTTATAGAAATGTCCGATGAGTTGGTGGTGGTTCAATCTGACCGTGGTCAACGTTTTCATATCGAAAAGGCTGAATGGAAACAGAAAGAATATGACGTTGTAGACGGTGAACTAACAGAGCAAGATGTAGGTACGTTTAAACAATTTCCATTGAAGCTTGCTTACGCTATTACTATTCATAAGTCACAAGGTATGTCTTTATCCAATGCAGCGATTTATACCGGTCGTGGTTGTTTTAGTCATGGGCAATTATATGTTGCATTGAGTCGGCTCCGCAGTCTTGAAGGTATGTCTATACTGAGACCACTTGGTTATAATGAGATTATCGTAGATCAAAGAGTAATTGACTTCTACGATAGAAACGTGAAAGTGAATTTATTTGGTTAGAGAAGGGGCATTTATGCCCCTCATATATGCGATGCCTGTCTAAAAAGATTATCTAAATCTTCCTGTGACATACCAATACTTTCAGCTAATTGATTCAGTAATGGATTGTCTCGCTCAAAATGTAACGACTCTTTCCAGAAAATCTCAGCAACTGTTTTTTGTTGAGCATCTTCAATAGCAGCCAGAGCAGTTTCAATTTGAGGTAAGTACCCGCCAATAGTTAAAGCAGAGATTGCTTGTCTACGGGTAACTTTAGAAGGGACGTAAGAGAGGACTAATTCAGGCCATATTACATTATCAGGGAACCCTTCTTGATCAGTAATATCCCTTAATGCTTGTCGATATTCCGCAACTCCCATTGGAGATGCTGGTGCATCTTGCAGCATATAAAAGTCTGTTGCTGCCAAGCGTTTGTCGCGCTCAGCT